CAAGATTTGATGCTAAAAAGAGTCAAGACAAAGATTCAGTTTTAGTTAGAATGGAAAGAGCAAATCATAGATACGATGCTATGGGATTTACATTTACAAGTACACACCCATTTGTAGCAATGTCTGAAGAACAAGCTCAAGAAATTTTTGATAGGGAGGAAGGTTTTAGATTAGCCACACCAAAGGAAGTTCAAGACTTCTATAACTAATCTAAGCCTTTTAATATGGCAGAGATATTAATTAATTCACAATCACCGATTGTCCATCAGATCTTTTGGAATGGTGACATTGCAGATGCTGACGCCTTGCCTGTTGTAAAAATATATGACGTAACGCTAGATGCAACAATTAGTCCTGCCGTACTATCAACAACCGTACTTAACACAATAACTTCTACCCTAGACGAAAATAATCCTGGAACATATTATGTTAACGTCCCTTATGCTCTTACAAATAGAAACAAGACATTAAAGGTTAGTTGGGAATACTCCGTGGGAGGAGTGGCGGTAGTAAGAACAGATGAGATACAAGTAATAACTCCATACGTAGATTTTAACTATATTCAAGATCTTGGATACAGCACAGATTCTTCAGACCCATCATATAAGTCTTACAAGGAATTAATTAGAGCAGAAAGATATGCTCGTAAGCAAATAGAGCAATACACAGGTCAAAAGTTTTATCTTTATGATGAAACTGTAATGGTATATGGGCATGAGTATGATACCCTTCCTCTACCAGCTAAAATAAATAAGTTACACACTTTGTCCGTAAACGACATATTGCTTTTAGATAACATCAACAATATTGACAACTGGAACTTTCCAGTTCAAATTTCTGAAAGCGGATATGGAATTAGAATTAATAGAGCAGGAATTGTAGACAATACCGTATACACTGCTAATGGAATGGTTCCTCCAAGCATTCACGATTATTCAGGAGTGTTTAACTCTGGAGTTCCCTACAAAGTATTTGCAAGATTTGGCTGGGAAAAGGTTCCTGAGAACGTAGAATTAGCAACAGCTGAATTGATGAAAGATTATTTTTCTAAAGATACTGTATGGCGCAACAAGTACGTAAAGTCTATATCGACATTTGACTGGGACTTTGAGTACAGGGGAGATGCCTACACTGGCACAGGTAATGCCCTAGCAGATAATCTTTTAGCCGAATATGTCTTAACAATTAAAGCAGAGATTATATAATGAGTAGCATCGTAGACTCTGTCTTGTCTATGAATTTAGATGTTTATAGACAGTCTGAAATTCAAAATGAAGATACGGGCGCAATTGTAAAAGAATGGAATTACTATAAAACAATTGCATGTCACGCAAAGGGTGTAATCAGCAACTCTGCAACGACTCGTTCTAGCGACAAACAAATATTTTCAAACAAGTATTTAAATGATCAAATCATCCAGGTAAGAACTTCTGAAAAATTAACGGCCAGAGAAAAAGTAACCAACATAAGAGATGTTGAGGGTAACACAATCTGGAATGAAATTAATTATCCAAACGAGACCCCAACAGTATTTGAAGTAATGGGAACAACACCAATGACAGATCCATTTGGAAGAGTGATTGCTTATAACTCATCCCTAAAGAGATCGGAGAATCAGCAAATTGGAATCTAACGCAATGCTTCTCCAGGCTGCTTCTGGTCTTGAGAGATTAATGTATAATAAAAATCCAAAGGGCGCCATTAATGATAGTAATGTGGCGCAAATATCAGCAGCCTTATATTACCAAGCTAATGTAATAGCCAAACTAAGTAATAGCAAAAAGTTTAAAAATTCTTTTAAAAAAATAGTATTTACTCAAATAGAAAAAGATTTTGGAAATTATATAGATGCTCAGGCAAGAACAAAGCCTAAATCATTTCACCATGTATATGAATGGAAAAAGTCTGGAAATAAGAATGCTAGATTATTTAAGTTAACATCTATAGATTCTGAAGGAATATCGTTTAAAATTGATTTTGAATTCCTTATGTCTAAGTCATTAGTCCCAGCATCAAATAGTAAACGTAGACATGTATTTGCAGCAAAAGCTTCTATCATGGAAGCTGGCATGCCCCTTAAAATTGCTCCACGCCATTCTGAGAGGTTAGTATTTGAAGTTGATGGTAATACAGTGTTTATGCCTAAAGGTGCCTCAGTGACCGTTAAAAGGCCAGGAGGAACTAGTGTAATGAATCAATTTAAATTACAATATTCAAGATTCTTTAGTGGGGAATTGGTAAATAGTTCTATTAAAAAATCTGGATTTAAAGAACTATTTAATTCAGAGTCACTAAGGGCTCTAAGAATTCCAGCCACAATCAGAACAGTTAAGTACTCATTTTCTCCAAATTTAATTAGATCAATGGCGGACGCAGCATCAGAAAAAGCATTTGGAGCGTCAATGATATGACAGCCAATTTTAAATTAGACGCTATGCTAGAAATAAGAAAATTCTTATGGGCAGAACTATTAGAGGCAAAGATATTTGATGAGGATGATTATTATAGCGATAACGTAGGAAGTGCAATAGTCCCTATTATTCCAGTCCAACAATCTCCAGAAATGAACCAATTCTTGAGTGGAAAAAAGCATATAATTTATGACAAGATTGGTCTTTCATACGAGGACAACTGGCTAATATGCTGTGAGCAAATTCTCTTTACAGTTTACTCCACAGATGTCTCAGAAATTAATGAAATAAGAAATTTTATGACCGACCTATTTAGGAGAATGGATGACTCTGCAAAAGATGTAAATAGGTTTGAGTCCCTAAATAACAAGTTTAAATTCCATAGTATTTTTATAGCCGATATATCCCCTACCGAACCATCCGAAGAGCTAAAAGGCTTCCTGTCAACAGACATTATTTTAGAGGCTAAATATTCAAGAATAACAGACCAAACTGGTCGATTTCTTTAAATTGCTTTAGACCTCATTATGCCGTATTATAGGACATGAGGAAAGAAGCCTAGCCAGCTTGAACTTAAGATTTAAATATATATATATTGAAATATAGGAGGAAACAAAACTATGGCACAATCCGTAGGTAATGCAAAAAATATTCTCGTTGGTGCGTCACCACTGTTTTTATCAACAGTTGACGTAAACGATGCAGATTATATTGCTAACGCAGAAGCAGGTGTAGCGGTAGCTTCAGGTGCAACAACAGTTGGTGTACCAGCTTTCGCATCAGGAGTTTCATACACAACTTCATTAAATGCAGTAGATCAAGAAGCAGGTAAGTTTGGATATCGTAACGTTGGTTTTACTAACAACGGTCTTCAAATTACTTACAACCCAACATACGATTCAGTAACCGTTGACCAATTGCTAGATACAGCTAAGCTGTTTAAATCTGCAATGGAGGTTATGATTGCAACAGAAATGTCAGAAGGTACTCTAGAAAACATTGTAGCGGTATTCGGACAGAATGCATCATCTTTATCAACATCAGGAACTGGACTAACTAAGAAAGACGTTTTAGGTCTTGAGGCAGGTTCCCTAGGAGCGGCTCCAACAGAGCGTCAATTAATTGCAGTAGGTCTAGCTCCAACAGCTAGCTCAACCGCATCAGAGCGTGTATATTATGCTCGTCGAGTATTGTCTGTACAACAGTCACAATTCTCACTTGCACGTACCACTCCAACCACATTCCCAGTAACATTCCGTCTTCTACCAGATGCTAACTACTCTGGCTCAGAATACGGTAAGATTATTGACCGTGTGTTAACAGTTTAATTTAACTAATTTAAATTATAGAGGCCCCCATTAATTTGGGGGCCTTTCTATTTGTAGTGATAATACCATTATGTTATAATAATTAAGACAATCCTAGGAGGATAAATTGGCTACAACAGTATACGACATAGAAGAAATTGAACTTCAAAATGGCTCAAAGGTAAAACTAAAACCATTGACTATTAAAGCTTTAAGAAAGTTCATGGCAGAAATTAAAAAAACAGAAACTTCGTCAGGAGAAGACGAAACACTTACAATTCTAATTACAGCATGCGGAATTGCAATTGAATCTC